TTTAGGATATGAGTAGGCACTTCTAATCTCATCCTTTCTTCCATTGCAATTTGATCGTTCAAACTCATATTAACTCCATAATATCAAAAACTGTTTGTAATTTTGTACGAATAATTTTACTGCTAAAACTATTTCTTAGACCCTGGTGTAGCGGTTTTGGTGCTCTATCAATAGTAGCCCATGCCCACCCCACATGCTCGTCACTTAATTCAGGAACAAATTCATTATTAATTACACATAAGTATGTGTGAAAATTAAACACGTGATCATTTGACACAAACATTTCAAGAGGTATAGTTTTTAGAATTTTTGGAATTGATCCAATTTCTTCAACTACTTCTCGTTGTAATCCCTGCCATGGTGTTTCACCTGTGATATTAGTACCACCAACTAACCCCCAAGTGCCTGCATGTTTTCCACTTGCTTTTTGCAACAGCAAAAATCGTCGTGTAGATTTAGCATAAAATAATGCACCGCTACATACAATTTGTTCTTTTAAAGTACGATTTTCCATTTATCAGACGAGTATTCACCTTCAAAGCTCTTAATCCATGAAACACCGTTCCATAAGTATTGAACTCCTGTATATATATTCGTCTGCCATACCATAGTCTCTGTTTCTTGGCTACTATTAAAAATAACATGCCAAGCAGAGCCGGACCATTCTACTATGTCGTTAGCCATTGCAACAAAATCGGCACCTGAATTGCTTTTCCAAGCATCTGCTCCGTCAACATTGTTGACATCCCCAATATCTTCTACTAACAAAAATCTAGTTCCAACAGCAACAGTTAGATCTGATTGTTCTGATCCTAGCGGACGCTTAGGATTATATGTTTGCGGGTTTATGATAGCATCAAATGTACCTGGACTGTTAGGTCTGTAACTTCCAGCGGCATTATAATGTGCAACATTTGTATCTAAATATCCTGAACTATCAATGCCAGTGTTAGTTACAAGAGAATCTAAGTTCCAATTAATTTGTAATATAGATTCGTCTAACGGATTGATAGCAAATGTTCCAACAATTTGTGTTCCGTTTGCTTGTGTTAAATAAATTCTACTTGAACCTGCTGTATATTTTCCAGGTTGCTGACTAAACATTTCCTGCCAGTTAATATCAGGACCTAATTTAACTGTAACATCTAATGTTGGTTCATGAGGCCTCACAGGCTCAGTTGGACCTAATAATTTTGCTTGATTTCCATAAACTAGTATGTTGTAAGGAATTGCAGTAGTAATTACAGTACTAACTAAATCTGTTAATGTAGTAGTTCCTTGTATAGGGTCTGCTCCTAAACCGTCAATATAACTACCGCTAGTTACTGTCTTATCGTAAATGCCTGCAATAATTTTAGTAATGACTCCAAGATGTTTGACTTTAACTGGCGGACTAACCCATATTGGAGTTTCTACTGTTAATGAAGCTACTTCTATCGGATCGCCAGAGGCACTATTACCAACAGGAACTTGTCTGCTACTCCAACTAATGTCGTTAAGATTAAGTACACTTAAACTAGTCCAATCGATATAGTTATCGGTTGTTTGCAATTCTAAACTAGGATTAAACAATACTAATATTTGTTCAAGTATTTGCAATTTTTGATCTGTATTTGCACTCCAAATATCTACTTTCATCTTAAGTGAAAACGGCGTAGGCATCAATCTTTCAACGGTGTAATTTTTTCCTTGTCCTTGCGTGTACGACCCGTTAACTATGTCTCGTTCTCTAAAATGCATTTTGCCCACATAAGATTGGTCAGCAACTCTATCTCTATCTAATTTTAATTCAGTAACATACACACTGATTCGTGGAATACTATTAACTTTATTTTCACTATTATTACGTAAGATACTGGCTACTTGTCTATCAGCATCACCGTACATAACTGGAATTTGATGTAGTGTACCGTCGCCATATTTGACCACAAAATTACTAAACACACGTATTGTCTGTGTAATATATCTTCTTATTTGACCATCATAGAACCACTGCATTATAGATCCGCCTTAGGTTTAAGAGCTTTGCTGAGACTTTGTTTTTGTACTTCTCTGCTACCGTATAATGTCACAGTCCACTGCCCAGCATATGGAATTGTTTGCTGAACTGTATTAATTACAGGTAAATGTATTCTAATTTTATTACTAACCACACCAGTTCGTGGATTCATGTAACTATAACTAGTCATAATATTAGGATAATCTGATTTTGCATATTCTAAACGCATATCATCAAAATTTATCACTATATAGTTTGCATCGTTACTTACACTGTAATCTATAGTAGTGTCTATATTGAAATCACCAACTGCTAATCGAACAAATGTTCCGCCGTCTATTAGTGTATTGGTATAAGTGTATGCACTATTATTAATAAATCCAGTTTTTTGTGTGCTACGTGTATCGTTGTTTGTCATATTCATACGAACATTATCTTCGACAGCAATCCATGCGGCTTGTTTACCGTCATATCTAAATAATCTATTAGGAAAAAAATCTGCTCGCAAAAAGAAATCATTATCAGCTGGGTTTGATGGAAATTGAACCCCAAACCCAAAATCATATCCATTAACTGGAAAACCATCTCCCATTAAGTAACCAGAGTATCCACTTCTAGCAGGAGTACCGTTTACTGCACTTGCCTTGAGAGTAGTTGACGAATTGCTAGCAAGTACTTCACCGCTATCTGCCGTTTCTAATACAGACTTTCCGGTAGTTGGGTCTGCCGCAATCGTATAAAATTGTCTAGTTTCGTAACCACTCTTTGGAGCATCTGCTTCTGCTTGAGCTACTACTTGATTATTAATAGAAATTTCTTGATTATATGTGCTGAGCAAATCTTTAAGAGTTTTTCCAGCAGGATCAGGATCACCATTAGAATCTTTTGCAACTTGATTAAAAATATCGGCAAATTGCTGACTATCCGTAATCTTTTTAACTTTAAGTCTATATAAATGTGGGTACCAAGTAGCACTAAATCCTTCACTAGCTCGTCCTACATCTTCAATAGCATAATAGCGTGGTAGTGATATGTCAAAATCGTTAAGAGCAAAATCGTCTCGCAAATGCGGTAATTCTAATACATCTCCGCTGATAGGTTTACGGCCGATATACTTGATAAAATCATTAATATGCACAGTCATAAACAGCGTATCGTTATCAATAAACAGACCAAATTGGCTTAAATTAAAATCAACATTCTGTACGTTATAAATTCCACGAATTCTGTAAATTTCTTGATCGTATTTTCTATCACGATTTTCTAAAAATAACAAGTCTTGTATGTTTGTTACTGACGTACTTGCATAGTGTGGCTGATCTGCCGTAGCGTTAGAAGCATCTGTATTTGTGCCTAAGTATTTGTGTACATAGACATCGGTGCCCCCAACTTGAAACATTTCGCTGGCTTGGCGGTCAATGAATTTATAATCATTGCCTTTTTCTGGTTTGTATAAGGAAAGTCTTGGCATAATGATATTTATCGCCAGCTAAATATACAAGGAGAACTAATTATGGACGATTTACCAGCAACTACGCAGAGTAACGCTACAGAAGAGCGAAATAAAGTATTTGACTACGTTAAACTCATGCTGGGCGATGGCATGGTTGAAGTAGAACTAGATCCTGCACATTACGAAGCCGCATTAGATCGTGCATTAAATCGCTACAGGCAAAAAAGCCCTAATGCCGTAGAAGAAAGTTACTTGTTTTTAGAGTTACTACAGGATCAAAATGAATATAGATTACCTGATGAAGTCATTACAGTGCGTGAAGTTTTCCGTAGAGCTATTGGCTCAAGAACTGGTATTGGTGCAGGCGGCACTTTATTTGAGCCGTTTAATTTAGCTTATACAAATACCTACTTAATGTCTGGTAGTATGATGGGAGGATTAGCAACATACGATATGTTTGCCGGATATCAGAAATTAGTAGGACGTATGTTTGGTAGCTATATTGAGTTTGCATGGAAACCAACAAGCCATATTTTAACTATACTTCAACGCCCATTTGCACAAGGCGAACAAATTCTAGTAAGAAGTTACAACTATCGCCCAGATTGGGTATTGTTACAAGATTATCAAGCAAAGCAATGGCTTAAAGATTACACATTAGCAGTTTCCAAAACTATGCTAGG